TGACTCCTATTGAATCTGACAATTTTGAAACCCCTACGTTGCAAGGTTTTCTTGGCAATAGCACAAGAGGAACTTTGGTCGCTAACAAACGTGTTGGAGTTAGTTTTGAAGCAGAATTAGCAGGATCTGGAGCTGCAGGTACTGCAAGTGCTCTTTCTCCACTGCTTAAAAGTTGTGGCTTATCTGAAACAGTTGTTAGTTCAACTTCTGTTACTTATGCTCCTGTCTCAGCATCGTTCAGCTCATGCACGATCTATTGCTTTTATGACAACACAAGGCACAAAATCACAGGAGCAAGAGGAACGGTTACGTTCAATTTGACTTCAGGATCAGGCGCAACAGCTTCATTCCAGCTTATTGGCAATTATGTCGCTCCAGATGCAACAGCAATGTCAGGGACGTTTACAGTCGCAAATCAGGCTGCTGCGTTAGAGGTTAATGACACAAACATTACAACTGCAACATTCCACGGTGCTACTTCTCAACGTATTGAGTCGTTTGAACTAAGCCTAAACAACACTGTTGGTTATAAAGAAACGATGTCTAGTCAAGAAGTTTTAATTACAGATCGTAACGCTGGAGGTACTGCTGTAGTTGAAGCTCCTGCTACTGGTACGACTGATTATTTTGCCAAAGCAGTTGCTGTCGCGACTGGAAATACCAGCATTGTTTTAGGTGCTAGTGCGGGCAATATTGTCACACTAAATGTTCCTCAAACAGACATAACTGGTGTGACCTACGGAGATACCGCAGGTGTTCGGTCATTGAGTATTCCATACTTGGCACTTCCCACAACAGCAGGCAATAATGAGGTCTCAATAGTCTTCACTTAATTGCATGGCTTTCACTCTAAAAAAGAGTAATTCTGTTAAATGGCCTGTTTCTGTTCAAAAAGCTACTGATGGTGGCAAATTTAAGAAACATACATTTACAGCAATTTTTAAAGAGTTTGGCAGGGATGAATTTAACAAGTTAGTAGGAGAAGGAGATGAAGCATTAGGAGATGCGATCTTAGTTGGATGGGAAGGTATAAACGGGGAAGATGGAGAAGATCTTCCCTTTAATAAGACAAATAAAAAAGCATTACTTGATGATTTCACTGTAATGAAAGCCTTGGTCGAAGCGTATGGAAAATTGATAATGGGAGGTGCTGAAAAAAACTAAAAGAGGCTGCTGAACATTGGGCTGACGGTGGTGTTATAGATGAAGGCTTAGAAGCATTAGAAGCTTTTGGTGCAACACCAGAACAGTTAGCAGCAGCCAAGGCAAGAAGTAAGCCTGTTGATTTTGAGGTATGGGAAGAGAATTGGGAAACTGTGTTGATGTTTATTCGTTTATCGACGCAATGGAATGTAAGTATGAGTGGATTAACAGGATTAAATTATTCATCTCTTCCATATCTCTGTAAACTATATGAAGTAAAGGATGAGCGTCTTCTTTTTGAAGGCATACAGATCATGGAAATGGCTGCCTTATCCTGTTTGCATAAGAAGAAGTAATGGCTGGTTCTGCTACAACTGAATTAAAAGTTTTAGTCAACACTCCAGGTGTTGAAAAACTTCCTCAGCTTTCCAGTTCTTTAAAAAGATTAAGTGGAGATACTGCAAAGGCTGGAATTAATACCAAAAAACTTGCCAATAATTTAAAAGAATGGGAAAAAAATACTGTTGTTAGTATTAATAGAAATAGACAGCTTTCTGTTGCATGGAAAGAATTAGCAGCAAGTGTTCAATTTGGAAGCAATAGATTTAAAGAGGCAACAGCAGAAGCAAAAAGATTAGATGCGTCCCTGATAAAAATGCAAGGGACATCAAAAGGAGCAGGTGGCCTTGGTCGCATGGCTAGAACTGCTGGTGCAGTAGCTGGTGCTGGAGTATTTGGCGGTCCTGAAGGTGCTCTTGGTGCTGCAATTGGTGGATTGATGCCAGGTGGAGGTCCAATTAGTGCAGCCGTAGGTGGTGCTATTGGTGCTCAAGTAGGGATGGTTAGACAGAGTGTTAGTGCAATAGCTGAATATGATGCTGCCCTTGAGCGACAAAGAAAAGCATTAAGATTAGTTATTGCGGATACAAATCAATACAATGATGCTCAAGAATTTTTATCCCAAACAAGCAAGGAATTAGCTATTCCTCAAGATGTAATAGTTAGACAATTTACTCAATTAGCAGCTTCTGTTAAAGGTGCAGGAGGAAATATTGAGGATGCCAAAGATTCTTTTAGAGCTATTGCTTCTGGTATTAGAGGAACTGGTGGAAATTTGGAAGACATGAGAGCTGCAATGGTTGCAACTTCTCAAGTATTTAGTAAAGGAAAGGTATCAGCAGAAGAACTTCGTCAACAACTTGGTGAGCGTCTTCCAGGTGCTTTTACTTTATTTGCTAAATCAATGGGTAAGACTCCTGCTGAATTAGACAAGGCGTTAGAGGGTGGAAAAGTGACGTTGCAAGATTTTATGAAATTTACCGATACGTTGACTGATGAATATTTTGAAAATGCTAAGAAACTTGCATTAGGGCCAGAAGCAGCAGGAGACAGGTTGAAAACAGCAATGAGTGATTTTAAAGATGCTATTGGTGACATTTTGACTCCTATTGGTGCAAAGTTTCAAGAAGTATTTGCGGCAATTGTTGAATCTATTACTGATGCGATTAAAGCTTTTAATAGATTTATGGGTATTGGATTAGATAATGCAATAGAAAAAGCTAAACAGGATGTTGCGAATTTAAGAGAAGAAGTTGATAGGTTTGATGAAGACCCTAAAGACAATAGATCTCGGCTTGCTAAAGGGAGATTTGTTAACAAGTTGTCAATGGCAGAGGAAAAATTAAATAAATTATTAGAAAAACAAAAGAAAATTTCGGGAGAATCAACCTCAAGTTTGAGAGAAGACGTAGAAGGTTTAAATAAAGGTCTTGGCGAGACAATAAATTTAACTGAAAAGGTTGGGCAAACAATTAGATCAGGAATTGTTGATGCAATTGAAGGTGCTATTACAGGCGCAAAATCATTAGGTGAAGTGCTTAGTGGAGTATTACGTTCTATTGGCAGAATGTATTTACAAGCTGCTGTTAATAAGATTCCTTTACCTGGATTAAATGCAAACGGTAATGTTTATGGAAGTAATGGCATTGTTCCTTTCGCTAAAGGTGGTGTCGTTTCTCAACCTACAATCTTCCCTTATGCCAAAGGTGGCATAGGTCTTATGGGTGAAGCAGGACCAGAAGCAATCATGCCTCTTAAACGTGGTTCTGATGGTCGTCTAGGCGTTGAAGCAAAGTACAGAGGGGGTGGCGGTACGACTGTTAATTACACAGGTCCAACATTGAATTTTAATGGTGATGAATATGTCCCACGTTCTGCTGTTGGTGAAATCATTGCAACTGCTACATCTCAAGGTGCTAAGGCTGGAGAATCAAGGACATTAAGAACATTGCAAAACAGTAGATCTTCTCGTACAAGGATTGGATTATGACTCTTATTGCACTTACAACTTTTATTCAAATATTAGATAAAGATGGAAATATTCAATCAGATAAGTTATTTCAAAATAGTAAAGTTGATACTCCTATCTCGGCTAACTTAGGAGCTACTGGAACTTTATCTTATAAATATTTATCCTTTATTTATCAAGGTGCTGTAAAAACAAATACGGGTGACAACCTAGAGGCAAGCTTGATACTTGCTAATAAAATTAGCAACACAAGTCCTGCTAATAAATTATCTATGAATTATGCAATTGAGGCGTTAGAGAATAAAGAACGTGTTAATGTTTATGTTTATAAAATGGATTCTACGTTTAGCAATTTAGAAGGAAATGCGTTGACCATTGACAAGTGGGCCGTGTCTTCTCTTGGCTATGATTCCCAAACGATACAAGTTTTATTATCTAGTGGGATTGATGCTGTTGGTGGAAATACAGGAAAATATTTAAGTAGTCGATTGGTTGGCAGTTTGCCAGTAACGGGAAGAATTGCTTCTCGATGAAGCCCTTACATTTAATTGGTTTACCTTATCGACTAGGTGCAATACCTGACATTCATAAAGCAGGAGATTGTTACACAATTACTAGAGATGTTTTGAAGAGTTATGGGATTGACAGCCCTGAACCTACGAGAGAATGGTATCGCAGATTAAGGAGAGGAGATTTTGATGTGTTTTCAGAAGAGTTAGAGAAATACTGTTCTGTGGTAACAACGGCTAAGATCGGTGTAATAGCTCTAGTAAAAGCAGAAAAGGGTTATGGATTGGCAACTTACTGGGAGGAAGGTTGGATTTCATTCGTAGACCAGGAGGCTCGATGGAGCCCTATAGAGGCATTGCAGGTCGTCAGGCTTTATTGCCCTATGAAGTAGAACTATGTAACACGTTAGGAATAACAGATAAGGAATATTTTGAATTTGTAGAGACTGTTGCTGAGTATGCAAGGAACAGAGGAAAAGGATACGAGTTGATCCCTGATATTAGGTGTGATCCTGGCACAGCATTTGCCTTGACTACGGCTGCTGGTGGTCTTACTTGGTTGGGATCAGTTGTTGTCGGAGTAACACTTTCTGCAATTAGTTACCTTTTAACTCCTAAGCCTAAAACACCAGAAGGTCCTCCCTCTTTAACTGTTGGTGGTATTCAAGGTCGAAGTCGTTTCGCTCCTCAGTTTGATTTCAACTCTTTACAAGAATTAGCTGCTCTTGGTACGTTTGTTCCTCTTGTTTATTCAAAAAAAGGTGTTCGTGTTAATTCTCAGCTTTTATTTTCTCAGATAAAAACAACAGGATTGGGTGAAATATTATCTGTTGTCACCTTGTTTTCTCATGGTGAATTAGGAGATAAACCTGATTTTGAATCTTTCGCAATTGGAGATAGTTTGCTAGAAAACTTTAGTGAAAGAAAATTAGCTCTTTATTTCAATACAGGCTTAGGTGGTGTTAATAGATTAAATAATTCACATAAATTTGCTGATACAATCGCTCCAGAAACTAATAATTTAGGAAACAGAGGTTATAGAGAATACAGTACGAATGATCCTTTTAGCGTAAAGATAGACAAAAATAATAACGCTTCAGACTATAGGTTTTCAACAAGCACTTCAGGAACGAAAACATCATTTACTCAATCTCGATTTGGGTTGTTTTCACCTATGCCAAACGGTAACGCTTTTAGGGTTCCGTGGGAATCAATTCTATTTGGATTGGATGCAAATGATGATTTTAAAAATAGACAACTGCCTCATAAGATTAGAAAAATTCTTAATCGTTATCCTCAATATTGTGCGGTTGTTGATTATAAAAAAGCTGGAGAGCCTGAAATTGTTATATCAACAATTGGTAAAAGAATTAATGCTTCTAAAGGGGATATTTTAAAATATCGAATTTACGGAGCAGCTAGAGAAGCTGCTTTTATTGAACAGCCTTTAGATCAAGAAGGAACAAGGCTTTATGGTGATTCGACTTTCTTTACAAGTAGAGATGTTCGTTTATTTCAAGATACAGAAGACAATACAACAAGTAGAAAACACAATAAATTCGCACCTTATGGATCAGAAGATGCAAAATCTTTTGTTGATACAGTAAGGAATCAAGCTGATGACAGTATTCATGTAGGGCAGCAATACATGATGGGTACTGCTTTAGTTACGTGTACAAAAGCATTAGACGGAAGACAATGGAGTCCAGATAGTTATTTCACAAAGGACTATGAATTTACGGTAGATGAACCAGGCTTAATAGAAATTCAAGACGTTGATGGTATAAACAACCCTTTTGAAACTTTAAATTTACAAAGAGTGTCATTAGCTTTAGTTGCTAATACAAAAGCGTGTCAAATAACAGAGCTAGGAATTAAAAGCAAAGTTTATAGAAGAATAAATGGATTCCCCAACCTAAATGCTGTGCCTTCTGCTGAAGTAATGCTGAACACGGAAGATAAGAATGGTTCGATTAGTGTAGGAGGAATGAGTAAATATGTAACACGTTATAGTTTCTTTAAATTACAAGGAAGACCGCAACATTCTACTTCTGAGTTTAAAGATATATGTAATAAATACCTTTGTATAAAAGGGGATTCGCCTGTTGAGCAATACAATACTATATCAATTCATCATCAGAAAGGACAATACGAATATAGATTATTGCCTGTCTCTGGTAATTATATTTTATCTGCTAATAATCCTGTTAGAGAAGCGTATGTTTTGAAACATTCTGCGCCAATACTTGTTAATAACTATACAAATTTTGCTAATCCTATAAAAGTTTTTATTCATGCAGAAATTATAGTTTTACCAAATACCAGTCAAATTGCTTCTGGAACGACAGTTACAAATAACAGAGAATGGAGAAGATTTAATGATGATTTTGAAGATAGCTATGCAAATACTGGTGGTCCTATCACGCAATTAAACCGTTCAAATAATTCGTATCAAGGAGGCGTTGACCCTACGACCTTATCTGCAAGTTGGTCTTATGAAAACATCACTGATCCAGCTTACCCAGGAGAGAATTTCCCTAATGTTTACAACTCTTCTAGAGGATTAGCTGTTGTTCTTCAAAAAGGAGCTGTCAAATGGAGGCTTGTGTATTACACAGGAGGAATTACTGCTGTTACTCTTTTTGAGGCAAATGCGGGGACAATGCCTACTGCAAATGGTCAACTTCCAACAAGTTTTACTGCCATTGGAGAACGTGATGGTGTTTTACGAAAAGTAGAAATTGGATCTTTGGTGTCTTCTACTGCAACAGAAAATCGTTATAAAGTATCTGTTTCTGTACCTGTCAGTAATCAATTAGTGCAAACAGTTACAACAGTAACTCCTTCTACAGCAGCAGGGAGTGGATCTGGTGCAACATTGAAAGTTACATATTATGCCAACAATAGTTTTAGAAGTTTTCAAATAGAAAATCAAGGAACTGGTTATACTGTTGGTTCGATTCTTCGTTTTACAATTAATGACGGAACAAATAATTTAACAACTGATGCAATTGTTACTTCTATAGATCAACAAGAATCAGGTCATAGTCAAAAATTAGCAGAGAGATTGGCAAACTTAGATAAAGATCATCTTCGTAAAATGAGGTTGCAAAAGCCTTATTACGAGGAGACAAGTTATAACCCTAATAATAAAATCGCAGATTATTTTTTATATGATGCAGAAGAATCTAGCCATGAAAGTAATCCAGAGCATGAGATAGTTTTTATTAATGAAATACTTGATAGTGCGGAAGGAGAAGTTTCACCAACCTATTCAAAACTTGCAATTGCTGGATTAAGAATTGATAGTTCAAGAGAATTTGAAACCTTTAATAGTTTGTCTGCTTTTATTAAATCAGGCATAAAGATTTTACCTTTAAGTGATAATTCTGCTCCTTATAATGCTTCTAGTTCTACGACAAAAACAAGCTCTAATAATTTTCCAGAAATTGCTTATGACTTGTTGACCAATCAAGATTATGGGGCTGCAAGCACAATTGGTGTTTTATCTGTAGATAAGACAAGAATGGCGTTAGCCTCTGGTTATTGCAAGGCTAATTGTTTTGAATGGGATGGGATTATTGATAAAAGATTTAATTTGAGAGAATTTATTTTTGAACACGCAGGGAACAATTTATGTGATTTTAATATTTTAGGAGGTCAATTCAGTCTTTCTCCTGGTTTGCCAATTGATAGTAATTCCAAAAAAATTAAGTTTGATGCAGTTGTTGGAAGCAATGAGATTCCTATTAGAGCTTTATTTACAGATGGAAACATAAAAGATTTACAAGTTACATTCTTGAATCCAGAAGAAAGACAAATGTTTAAGGCTGTTGTTATTTACAGAAAAGACAATGAGAATGGATTCCCTGAAAACATAACTAAAACATTTTCATACATTGAAAGTGGTCAAAGTGAAGCAGATAGAGAAAAACTACCTGAAGAAGTTTTTGATTTTAGTAACTGGTGTACATCTGAAGCTCATGTCAGGATTTTTGCTGGTATTGCGTTAGCAACTAGAAAATTGGTTGACCATGCAATTACTTTTGAAACATCTCCGACATCTGTTTTAAATCTAATTCCTGGGCAATATGTTCGACTTGTTTCTGAGTCAACTCATACGAATAGATTCGATAATGGAATTATTACTGAATCTGGAGAAG